CAGGAGCTAAAGTTTATGGATCTTATTTAGCAACAGCTATAGGAACAACTTTTAATACAGGCGCACAACCTGCTACAAAAATTATATTTAATTCATTAACAGTGCCTTTAGTATCTAATGCTACAAGCGCAGCAACAGGGGGCGGTTTTCAGTGTACAATTGGACCCGTAAATGATAGAGGTTAATTATGGCTGGAGTTTCTAAATATACATACACAACATTAAAACAAGCTATTTTAGATTATACTGAAGTAGATGATAGTGTTTTTACAACTACTATCTTAGATGGTTTTATTATGTCTGCAGAGTTTAGAATAAACCAAGATGTTCCAATGGATTCTGATAGAGCTATACAAGAAGGAACTTTAGCTACTGATGATAATACAATTAATGCACCAGCAGGAACTTTATTTATAAGAGGTATAGAAGTATTTAATTCTACTTCAGCTACTACTGGTCAAGGTCAGTGGTTAGAGAGACGAGACCAAACTTTTATAGCTGAGTATGTAGGAGAGTTAACAGGAAATTCCGGAGGACAAACAGCTCAAGATGTTACAGGATTACCTAAATATTATTCTATGTTTGGTGGCGCTACTAACACTACAGATACTACTTCAGGAGGTATGCTTCTTGCACCAACACCTGATGCTAATTACAAATTTAGAGTGTATTATAACAAAATGCCTGTTGGTTTAGGGTCCGGGAGCACTGGTAATTCAGATACATATTTAAGTACATACTTTCCACAAGGATTACTATATGCTTGTTTAGTAGAAGCTTTTGCTTTTCTAAAAGGTCCAATGGAAATGTTGACACTATATGAAAATAAGTATAAAAGTTCTTTACAAACGTTTGCAGCTATGCAAATTGGAAGAAGAAGAAGAGACGATTACACGGATGGAACAATAAGATTACCAATCGAGTCACCGCCTCAGTAATTAGGAGAAAAAATTATGGCAATAACATCAGCAATATGTAATAGTTTCAAAGCAGAAGTTTTACAAGCGCTACATAACTTTACAGCATCATCTGGAAACAGTTTTAAATTAGCTTTATACACAAGTTCAGCTACACTAAATAAATCAACAACTGCTTACAGTACATCAAACGAAATTTCAAACACATCAGGTTCAGCTTATGTTGCGGGTGGAAAAGCACTTACAAGTGTAACTCCAGCTTTATCAACTGACACAGCGTGTTGTGACTTTGCAGATATTAGTTATACTTCTGCTTCATTTACGGCCAATGGTTGTTTAATTTATAATGATACAAACTCTGATAGAGCAGTTTGTGCGGTTGCATTTGGATCAGACAAAACAGTTTCCAGTGGAACTTTTACAATTCAATTTCCAGCAGCAGACGCAAGTAACGCTATAGTTCGAATAGCATAGGGGTAAATCCTTATGTCTAATACTTGGAACCAAGCCGGTACTACCTGGGGTTCAAATCAATGGGGCGAACAAGGTCCTACTATAGTTACATTAACCGGTCAAAGTGCTACCTCAAATGTAGGTTCTATAACTCCAAGATCAGATTTTTCAATAACTTTAACAGGACAATCAGCAACATCTAGTGTTGGATCACTAGTTACAGAAGTAGCTTATATTTTATCAGGACAATCAGCAACTTCATCAGTTGGTGCAATAGCACCTGCAGATGTAATGGGTTTAACAGGACAATCAGCAACTTCTAGTGTTGGGTCTGTAGTTGTAGGAAGAGCGTTTGTTTTAATAGCACCGTCAGCTTTAACAACAGGCGTTGGTGATATTACAATTAATAATTCTGAAGTACAAATACCACAAGGTTCTCAAGCAGACGTTTCTGTAGGTTCTCTATCTCCTGCAGATGTAATGGGATTAACTGGAGTTTCAGCAACAGCAAGTGTTGGATCTATATCTCCAGCGGATGTAATGGGATTAACAGGAGTTTCAGCAACAGCAAGTGTTGGTGAATTAAATCCTGCTGATGTAATGGGTGTAGTAGGAGTATCAGCAACATCTAGTGTTGGTTCTTTAGTTACAGAAGTAGCTTATCCATTAACAGCACCTAGTGCTCTAACTTCTTCAACAGGTTTAATAAATCCTGCAGATGTAATGGGGCTAACAGGAATTCAAGCAACAATTTCAGTAGGAAATGTTGCACCTTTAGGTTATCAAGATGTTGATATTACAGGTAATACAAGTTATACTACAGTTAATAAAACAAATAGTGCAAGTTATTCTAATGTTGACGTAACAGGAAATACGTCTTATACAGATGTAACTCACGCAGCTTAGGAGAAAAAATTTATGGCATCAACTTATACACCTCTCGGCGTAGAACTAATGGCTACCGGCGAAAATGCTGGGACTTGGGGTACAAAAACTAATACAAATTTAAGTATAATAGAACAGATTTCTGGAGGATATCTAGAAGTAGATATTGCAGGTGGTGCAGGAACTACGACTCTTACAGAAAGTGATGGTCAAACAGGTTCAGCAGTTGCTACAAGAATTTTAAAACTTACAGGAACAATTTCTGGAAACAGAATTGTAACTATGCCGGTTGGTGTAGAAAATTTTTATATAATTAATAATGATACATCTGGTGCTCACACAGTACAATTAAAAGCTGCTTCTGGTTCAGGGGCCACTGTTACTTGGGCAACTGATGATAAAGGTTGGAAGTTTGTTTACTTTGATGGTGTTGCAACTAACACAGGTGTTTTTGCTATTGGTCAAGATTTAAGTGATTTAGTTGTTAACGACTTAACAGTTAACGGTAATTTAACAGTTGATGGTGGCACAATAAAATTAGATGGTAACTATCCTGTAGGAACAGATAACGTTGCTTTAGGAAATACTGCTTTAGATTCAGTTGAAGCTGGTGGTACTAATAATGTTGCTATTGGAGATAATGCTGGAACAGCAATCACAACTGGAGATAACAATACAGCAGTCGGTAAAGATGCTTTATTATCTACCACAACAGGTGCTGAAAATACTGCGGTTGGTGCAAATACTTTAGATGCTAATACAACAGGTGCTTGTAATGTAGCTTTAGGATTCTCTTCTTTACTACTTAACACAACAGGTGCTTCTAATGTTGCAATTGGAAGAGCTTCTTTAGCAGCTAACACAACAGCAAGTAATAACACTGCAATTGGTAGGTCAGCATTATGCTCTAATACAACAGGTGCATCAAACACAGCAGTAGGTGTTGAAAGTGTATGCAATAATACAACTGGAATAAAAAATGTAGGTGTAGGATTAAATAGTTTAAGAAAAGTAACTACAGGTAGTTGTAATGTTGGAATAGGTACATCTGCTCTGCAAAATGGTGGCACAGGTTCAAGCAATACAGCAGTAGGAAATCAATCCCAATTATCAAACGTTACTGGTTCAAGCAACACTTCAATAGGTGCTTGTTCTTTAAATAATAATACTACAGCATCAAACAACACAGCAGTAGGTACGAGTGCTTTATTAGCTAACACAACAGGTACAAATAATGTAGCAGTAGGAAAAGGTGCTTTACAAGCTAACACTACAGCTAATAACAATATTGCTATTGGATTAGACTCTTTATGTGTCAACCAAACAGGAATAAAAAATGTTTCAATGGGTACTGATACATTAAGAAATAATACAGGTGGTTGTAACACAGCTATAGGTTATTTATCTTTAACAGCGAATACTTCAGCATCTACCAATACAGCTGTTGGTGCTTGTGCTTTAAATGCTAACACAACAGGATTTGGAACAGCAGTTGGTTATAATACCATGAAAGCTAATACGACATCGGCTGGTGGTACTGCCATGGGTTATCAAGCACTATGTTCAAATACTACAGGAGATAATAATACTGCTTTTGGATTGGAAACTTTATCAAAAAATACAACAGGTGCTAGTAATACAGCTGTTGGTAGAGATGCTTTAGAAGCTAACACAACAGCTTCTAATAATACAGCAGTTGGTTATCAAGCTGGAGCAGCAATTACAACAGGTTATCAAAACACAGCACTTGGTCAAAACGCATTAGATTCAACTACAACAGCAAACCATAACACAGCAATAGGAGCAACAACTTTAGCAGCTAACACCACAGGTTATGCTAACACAGCAGTTGGCTATAATGCTTTATGTACTCACACTACTGGTAATAGTAATACGGCAGTTGGCGATAATGCTATGAGACTAACTACAACAGGAACTTTTAACGTAGCAGTTGGCGATAATGCTTTATGTGCTAACACAACAGCTAGTTCAAATGTTGCAATCGGTAGAGATGCTTTATTTGCTAACACAACAGCTTCTGATAATACAGCAGTAGGTGGTGAAAGTTTGAGTACAAACACAACAGGTGATAACAATGCAGCAGTAGGTAAAAATGCTATGTTGTTAAATACTACAGGTGGTTCAAATGTTGCCATGGGTAGAAATGCTTTAAAATCTAATACAACAGCTAATTTAAATACGGCTGTAGGAGATTGTGCCTTACAAGCAAATACAACAGCTTCTGATAATACAGCTTTTGGTGCATATGCTTTAAGAACCAACACGACAGGTGCATCTAACGTATCAGTTGGTAAAAATTCTTTACTAGCAAACACAACAGCTTCAAGTAATACAGGAGTTGGTTATAACTCTTTATTTTCTAACACAACAGGTGCTAGTAATACAGCAGTAGGTGTGAATGCTGCTGATGCAAACACAACTGGTGGAGATAATGTAGCATTAGGTGTTGCGGCTTTAAGTGGAAATACAACAGCTAATGGTAATACTGCAATTGGACATAGAGCTTTACTTGTCAGTACAACAGGAGCTTGTAATGTGGCAATTGGTAGAGATGCTTTAAAAGCAGTTACTACATCTAATAATAATGTAGCTGTTGGTCGTCAGGCTGGTGATAATATTACAACAGGCGCACAAAATATA